AGAGTAGATAAAATTAAATCAGAAATTAACTATTTAAAAGAACTTGAAAATGGAAATTAAAGGAACAATCGAAGCAATCTTTGAAACTAAGCAGTTTAAGAGCGGATTCAAAAAAAGAGAATTTGTAATTAACACAGGAGGGGACTACCCACAATCAATCAAAATGGAGGTCGTAAAAGATAACATTGATAAGATAGGCTCTATGTCCGTAGGAACTCCTGTAGAGTGTAAGATAGACATCAGAGGTCGCTTGTACGAAGGAAACTATTACAACAATATCTTAGCTTGGTCTGTAAAAGAAGAAGGACATACAGCAGATAAATCTGAGCAGCCTGAAGCTTTAGCAGAGGATGATGGCTTACCATTTTAAGGTAAGAATGTTAATAGAAAAATTTGATTGCGTAGTCAATGAAGTTTGAAACCATAAATGATGTTAGGAGGCAGGAACTAGCTGTTAGATCATTCTGTAATAAGTATGACTTCAGTTATGTTCCTGCTGAACAATGGTCAAGTATTGATTATCAGGTGCTTGATAAACAGTTAGATGTTATTTGTGGTTTTGAGGTTAAAGGATGTGTAAACCAAAACATAGGGGATAAGGATATTGTGTTGGTTTCTATGCGTAAACTTGTTGATGGTCAACAGTTTCAGACTACACACAAGAAACCATTGATTATGTGTTGGTCTTTTAATGATGGCGTATTATATGATAGGCTAAACAATCTTGCAGGTAATTTTTCTCTTGGAGGAAGAAAACCTAGAGCAGGATCTACCCATGATATTGAGCTAATGACATACATAAAACAAAAAAAACTTAAAAAACTTTTGTTTTAATAAAAAAAGGTGTAAGTTTGTATCAAATTTAAAACTATCAATTATGGCAAAACGAATGACAGACACAGACAAATGGAAGAAAAGATTTGTCCGAGAATTATCACCACAACATAAGTTGCTTTGGTTTTACATCTTAGATGACTGCAATCACGCAGGGATATGGGAGGTAGATATTGAGGTAGCATCAATTAGGGTGGGATATGAACTAATCCACGATATGTTACCACAGGCTTTTTTGGATAAGATTGTAATATTTGACAATGGCGACAAGTGGTTTATCCCTGAGTTTATTGACTTTCAATATGGCGAACTAAACCCTAATTCTAATGTTCATAAGTCAGTTATAGCATTATTACAAAAATATAATCTTGAAGGGTATCTGAAGGGTTCACAAACCCTACCTAATAGGGTACAAGATAAAGCTAAAGATATAGTTATAGTTAAAGATAAAGTAAAGGCTAAAAGGTTTGTAAAACCAAATGTTGAGGACATTATTGATTACTGTAATGAAAGAAACAACTATGTAGATCCTCAGAAGTTTTACGACTACTATTCATCTAACGGTTGGAAAGTAGGTAAAAACCCTATGAAGGATTGGAAGGCTGCTGTTAGGACTTGGGAGAAGAACACAGAAGCACCAAAAAAGAGCAAAGTAGAACAATCTCTTAGCACTTGGCAAGAGGCTAGACAAATGATAAATAAGTAATGACTAAGCAAGAAATAGAAAAAAAGATCGAAGAAACAAAAGACAATCCCTACATAAACAAAATGTGGGAAAGAGCATTGACCAATAAAAAATGGCATAGGACTGTTTCAGAATGGGATGGATTTTATTTAATAACAGGATTATTCTCCAACGATCATCAAGATAGACAAAGATTGGAAGGAAGGCACGAAAAAGATTTGAACGGATATGAATAAGAAGAATCAAATATGGTACAGATTTAGCAATGAGCTAGAACAGCTTAACATTGATTGCGTAGATCTATTAAGTAAATGTTATATGATGTTAGGGCAAAAGCCTGATACACAGCAGATTGTAATGATGGCTAAGTTTCTTGTGGATGACCTTTCAAGGTTTTATGGTTCGATGGAAATGGAGGAAGTTGCCTTTGCTTTTGAGCAAGGAATAAGAAACTCTGAGAGTGGGGGGTTTATCAATGTTCGCTCTTGGAATCAATGGCTGAAAGAACACAAAGCCAAAGCACAATTACAAAGACAACAAAGGCTTGTAACTGATTACCAAAAGCATAGAGATAATGTAAATCAGTTAGGGGTAACAATAAATAAAGCTAAACAACTAAAACAATAGATATGAAAAAAGGACAACTAAAACAAGAGAGTGTAAAAATTCTAAACCAAATTGCAACTTACATTCAAGAAGGTAAATATGATTACGACATCGAAGATTTAAAAGCGTTGATGTCAGAAGCACTTGCTTACTATGATCTTTATTTACTAAAGAAAAGCAACAAAAGAGTTGATGCTCAAAAACTAGAAAAGATTATTGTTCCTAAATGGGAAGAGGGGTTGAGAGCAAGAATAAGAGAATATTTTGATGAAAGATAGTTTATGTTACAGGAAATAATTACATTTGTTTATGCGCTTATAATTTTTATTGGACTTATTTTAATGCGTTTGATATTAAAAATTAAAGATCCAAACGAAGATTTAATTAACAACATAAACAAACTAGAAAATGGCGAAAAGACCAATTTGGAGAGCAAAAATATTTTTTAAGTATGCAAGTAATAAATCCGTAAACAAGAGATGGAAGGGGGGTAGCTGCATAACATTTATAACATCACAAGACATTAAAGAACTTTCTAGTGATGATATGATTAAATCAAGGTTAACAAAGTGCGTTAAAAAGAAAAAAGATGAAGTTGATGTTGTTATTCAGGAAATAAGAATAATCAGCAGACATGGAGAAACAAATGATAGATTTTAATATGGAAACAATTTTTATAGTAGTATTGCTTATTACAGTTTTATATCTTATATTTGCAGTTAAGCACCTGACAAGCGATATGGCTCACATGGAAGATGAGATCCACAACTTGCAGAACTTAATCAAACACAATACGGATAAGATATATGACATCGAAGAAAGGGTATCGGCAGGGGGGTACAAGGGGGGGTACTCCACAGGGGGGTACGGAAGAAAAAGTACAAATCGCTATCGTAAACTACTTGAAGCTACAATATCCAAATGTGTTGTTTACTGCAACAATGGGTGGTCAGTTTCAAAAGCACTACTCTCAAAGGCTCAAAGCAAAGCGCACAGGATATTTGAGGGGAGTATCAGACCTGCTTATCTTCGAGCCAAACAAAACGCACAGTGGATTGTTTATAGAGCTAAAGAAAGACAAGAAGTCATATCCTACCAAAGAGCAGAAGATATTCATTCAGAACGCACTAGATAGGGGTTATTACGCAATATGCTGTAAAGGGTTTGATCATTGCAAAGAAACTATAGATAAATACTTTAACAACGAATTATGACAAAGAGCAAATATTATTACGACTATCAGCGAAACTGCGGATGTGAAACTTGTGATTGCGAAAAGAAAAAGATTGTTGAAACTGCTAGTGAAACTGCTGAAACTGCTGAAACTGCTGAATCTGTTGGAATACCGAGTTACTACATCGGTAACAATGGCTACGAAGCACGAAAAGTCATTGCAGGGTTTGACCTTTCATACAATGTAGGCACTGCCACGACTTACCTCTTGCGTTGTGGCAAGAAGAAAGAGCAGGGTATGAGCGACAAAGATAAACATATTGATGACATAAACAAGGCGATCAACCACTTAAAATTTGAATTAGAAAGATTAAACAATGAGTGATACTATATATATAAGGAAAGATATGCGAGGGGGTGGCTACTCCAAACGCAAATTCACTTTGGAAGAAGCTGAAGCAATACGAGAAGAGTATAAGGAAGGCAATATAAGTCAGAACAAATTAGCTAGAAAATACAATGTAAGTCAGCCAATAATCAATATGATTATCAAAAAAAAGACCTACATTAAATAATTTTTTTACTCTAGTAAAATAAACTTTTTTTGCTTTTTTATTAAAATTTATTTGGAATATATAAAAAAGTATTATTATCTTTGCCTTGTATTTGCAATGAAGCAATACATTAAAACAACAAAACAATGACAAAAAAAGAATTTATGGATTTAGCTAAAGAACACTACGGGGTTGATGTGCAAAAGGTTTCATTTGGAGATGTAATGTTTCTAATAGAAAAAGAAAAAGCAGGATTAGATGCTAGGATTGAGGCAATAACAGAAATGCAGATTGAATATAAGAAGGAGGGGGATATGGTTATGTATGAAGTTTGCAACGCAAAGATAGAATGTTACTTACTTAACATAGAATCTTTGAATGAGATACAATCAGCAATCTATAAAAAGGTACTATAATGTGTAGAGCAGGATCAGACATAGGATATTGTGATAGCGATCACAGAGAGAATGGTTCTCCAATGTTACCATCAGAGGGGGATGTTACAAATCACTTAGTATCAATGGGTTTTGAAGTTGAAGGTGTTAGGGTGGGGGATAACGACTTAGACATATACATTAACTACGAGGGGGTGGCATACGAGTTCATTGATCTTACTTGGGATGATTACAATAATTTTTCACAAGAAGATTATCTAAAGGGTTACGACAACATATATAGTATGTGTTGTGGAGCAGATTACAACCCTGATACAAGTAGATGCGCTCATTGTAAGGAGTGCGTGTAGGGGGAGCATAGGGGGTACATAAGGGGGGGGGTGGTGTCCCGATTGATTAGTATTCAGCGATGCCACCTCTCCAATAATATTTAGAACAATGAACAAAACGATAACGAGCAGAAAGGCAAAAGTATTATTGCACAAACTAAAACAGAACAACAGAATGTTCTTCATAGAATATCAGAAACCATACCAAGAAAGGGTACACACAATGTGCAGGATGCTCCTCAATAAGCAAATAAGCGGATCTAACAAAGCGTTTGATCATCAGCAATACGATAACATAGAAGTGTTTGATATAACCGATCAGAGTTTCTTGAAACTGCAAATGGAGGAAATACTATTCATAAGATACAACGACAAAAGATATTATGTCATACAGAATAATTAGTTTGTGAGTTAATTATACTTTGTTTTTTGTTTGAAATTTGGGGTAACATTTATTTGTTACTCCATTTTTTTTTGATCCAATGAAACTGCCACCGAAACTGCTCGGTGAAACTGCTCGGTGAAACTGCTAGGTCTGCCAAAGATCTGACAAGAGTTGAGGTGTAAGATTTGGACTGCCCATGCTTATTTAGAATGGTTCTAAATTTAGTCAAAGTTTAATTTTTTTTAAATTGTATTAAATTTTTTGTATATTTGCCCTATCAAACAAAAACAAAACTTTAATTTAAATTTACTATTATGAAAAAATTAAAAACAAATTACGTTAAATTGAATCAAGAAATTTTAAAAGCTATTAAAAATGAAGATATTGAAGCTATTAAGGATTTATTGCCAAAGTTTTACAAGATTGGAAATCATTTAATTGATTTAGGGGTAAAACCTAATTTATATGATCCTAATAAATAAACCAATAAAAACCCCACAGCCCCGCAATGAAATAAATGCGGGGTTTTGGTGGTATAAAACAAAAACAAATAATAACTAAACATTAAACAAATGAATTTAACAAACAAACAAAAAGAAACAGCAAAAGCATTATTTTATCTATTTACTTTGCCTTTAATTATTTTACTTTCAATGTATATTGAAACTAATTTTTAATAACACTAAAAACAAAAAAACAAATGAAAAGAGCAAACGAATTAAAACTTAACATAGGGTTAAACAATAACCCGTTCTTAGTTAACGAAATTTTAGAACATATCAAATACTCAGGTATTTTTATTGATAATGAATTTAACCATAGCGTTGACCTTAGCGAATATAAAAACGAAATTGAGCAAACTCTAATAATTGAGGGCTTAACCTCTTTTAAGTTATCAACTTGCGCTGATATTATCGAGAGATTATGTAGCGTCTTTACTCAAGACTGCATTGCATCAAAAATAGATAATAACGAGGTTTTAATTTATTCGGAAACTTACAAAGGAGAAAAAATGCAATTCAATAATGATTATTTTATTAGTATAAATTCTAAAGATAAAAGCAATAAATTACTAATCAATGATACTGAATTAAGGGCTTTTGAATTACTAGACGATAGCAAAGACTGTTTACATTGGATAACAGAACAGCCCGAATATGAAACACTAAAAAAAGGCAGTAGCGCAAAAGAGGTAATAAAAGAAATAGAAGAATTCTTTAAAATGATATAAACATGAACGACAAAAAGAAATTAAAAGAAAGTATTTTATTTTTTGAAAATAAGATAAAAAAACAGGGAATGTTTACAAATGTACGGGACGAGCTACATTTGTCAGGCTTAAAAGAATTATTAAAACAATTAGAACAAAAAGAAACTAAAAAATGTGGGAAATAAAGTATTTTAAAAGCTACCAAGATGCAAAAAAATTCATGTTAAGGCAAACAAAAAAAGCGTTCCGTTATGAATTATTATTTGTCAATAATGGATACGCAGTAGAATATAAACAAATAAAAAAACTAAATTTTTAACTATTAAAAACAATTAAACAAATGAAAACAACTGTAAAAAATTTAAGAAGTGATAACGGTAATAGAGTGCCGAATCAATTTGAAATAATACAAACTAAAAAAGATTATACAAAACACATCTTTCAAAGTTACTCAACAATCATTGCGGAAATTGAATATAAAAACAGTAAAAGAAAGATTGTTTTCGATACTCATGCTTTAAACTATTCACGAACAACAAATCGTTATTTGTATAAGTTCATGAAATCAAAATTTCATTTTAGTGCGATGAATAGAAAAAAAATTGATGAATTGATAGAGCAAAAGAAAATTAAATTTAAGAATTTGAATGATTAACAATTGAAATACTTAAAAATAATTTTCGCAATACTTTTAACACTCTTTTTGTTTATGATTTCTTTGCTCATTGAGATAACAAAAGAACATAAATTGTAAGCAATAAAATAAACTAAATTAAGCACCTCGAAAGAGGTGTTTTTTTTGTGCTAATATGTAAGTATTAAAATTATTTTTTAAGCTCTTAAAAGCTATCAAAATAGCGTTTTTTGTTGTGTTGGTGTATTGTGTTGATATGGTTGCAAAATTTTTGTATTCATGCAAGCAAAAAATACTTAACTTATCAACAGAAATAAAAGTTTTTGATACTTTGTTAAAAAGTGGAAACAATTATTTTTTGTAAATCCGTCAAATTAGCAGAGGGGTTAAGGGTAGCACATCTACATAACCATGCAAATTTCAAAGTCAATTTTATATGTTGTTTTTGGAGTTGTATTTCTAAGAAAAAATACTTATCTTTGGAGTTCGTTTATTCAGCGTTGCTAGAACCTTCGCAAGTTAGTCTTAATAATGTAAAAACTTTCGCAACTTTTATAGGAAAATTACATACCCCCATAATATTGCAAAAAAATTTTGAAAGGCTATTTTATAGGTTTTGT